GAACTTCTATTTCTAACGCAGACTCGGTTCTTGAGAAAGGCGGAGCTTTTTATATTTGTAGCCCGATAGGTAAAGAGGTTAGAAAATTTATTGAAGCAATTGAGTTTTCTAATTGGCACTATCAAAGCGGTTTAGTTTGGAATAAATCTTCCCTATCTTTATCTCGCCATGACTATCACCCAAAACACGAAATTATTCACTATGGATGGAAGGGTGGTAAAGCTCACACATGGGAAGCAGATAGAAAGCAAACCACTGTTTTTGATTTTGACAAACCAAGCAAGTCGGGTCTTCATCCTACAATTAAACCTGTTGAGTTGGTTGAATACTATATTTCAAATGTATCAAAACATGGATTTAAAGTTCTAGATTTATTCTTAGGTTCTGGGACATCAATAATAGCATCAGAAAAACTTGGAAGAAGTTGTTACGGCATGGAACTTGATGAAAAATACTGCGACGTTATTATAAAGCGGTGGCAAGAATACACAAAAAAAGAAGCAATTCGAGAAAGTGACGGAGCGAATTTTAATAACTTATATTCAGAAGTATTAACGAAAAGGTCTTGTTAGTGGGTGGAGAGAAAATGAAATACTCAGACTACATTCTAAACTGCGCTAACAAAAAAGCTAAGTTCGACTACTCTTGGCTGAGTGAAAAAGAAAAGAAAAAAACTAGCATAGCGCAAATAACAGTCGATACGTTCATGAAACATGTTGATTTTTTATATAGACAAAAACGCATTAGGCCGGTTAAATAAAATTATGGTATATATGCGGTGTTTTAAAACAAAAGGAGTTTAATTGTCGCTAAAATTAGATATGGATTGGTCTAAGCTAGAAGGTATGTTGATTTTTGATGCTTCCAAGGTCGCTTGTGCAATGATATTAGGCATAAGCGCAGATACAATTGAAAGAAGAATTAAAGAAAAGTATAACATGAATTTTACTGAATATAAGAAAACGCATCTTGAAACCACTGTACTTAGACTTAAGCAACGAATGATAAAAAAAGCCCTTGATGGAGACAACACCTGTTTGATATTCACGTTGAAAAATATTTCAGACTGGAAAGATCAAGTAGAAAATAAATCAGACAACAAAGATAATCAGATAACACTTAATATCAAACAATGGGAAAATTCAAAATGACATTCGCAGAGGCAAGACAACATTTTAAATATTATGATGGCGAACTGTATTGGCGAAAACCAACAAGTAGATGTGTTAGAGTGAACGCAAAGGCAGGTAACGTCTATGATAACTATGAGTTCTTAAGGTTCAAAGGGAAAAGTTATCCAACCCATAAAGTAATCTTTCTTTATTTCAATGGATATAAGCCTAGGTTTATAGACCATATAGACAGAAATAAAACAAATAACAATATAGAAAATCTTAGAGAATGTACCAAGTCTCAAAACGAAGCAAACACCGGACATCGGAAAACAAATAAGCTCAAAGAAAAACATATTTGTATAAATTGGGGATGGTATAGAGTTCGGATAGACAGGCACGAAAAAAGGATTGAGGGAAGTTTTAAGACGATAGAAGAAGCCATAACATTCAGAGACAATGCTCTTAAAGAAGTAGACAAAGAATTTTATTACAAAGGGAATGAACAACTTTGCCAATAGTTAAAGATATTTCGCTTTTCAAAAAGCAAATAGATTTCTTACAAGCAACAGAAAGGGACGTTCTTTTAGATGCTGCTATCGGCTTCGGAAAAACAAAAATAGGATGCTTATGGCTGCACATGGTTGCAATTCAATACCCCAAAAGTAGATGGCTAATGGTCGCAAGGGATGTTCCTCAGTTGAGAAATGCGGTCGTACACGAATTCTTAAAAGTAGGTCAAGACTGGCTTGGCATAGAAGACGGTATTCATTTTGAACATAATAAATCACGCAATGAATTTGTATACACGAATGGTTCAAAGATTATAGGAGTAGGGGCCACAAACTATGATTCGGCATTTCGCGGACCATCTTATTCGGGTGGATTATTTGACGAAGTTGATTACTACAAAGAAGAAGCGTTCCTTGCGCTTTTAGGAAGGATTAGAGAACCGCCAGAATTACTTAGATTCGTTTCTTCTCCAAAGGGATTTAACCATGTCCATAATTATTTTTACGTTAACAAAAACGATACTAAAAAAGTTATAAATGCGACAACATATGATAACCCAACTCTAAGTAACGAGTATATTTCTGCGCTAAAAGGAGCATACTCTCCAAGACTATTCGAACAGGAAGTTCTAGGAAAAAGATTACAGATAAACGTTGGTAGAGTTTACAATGAATTCAACCGAGATATACACGTCAAGAATTGTCGGGAATTATTAAAAGACACCGATCAGCTTTATTTCTTCACCGACTATAACATTGCAAATTACTGCGGTATTTATACATTCTTCCGAGACGGCATTGTCTATGCTATAGGAGAGGAACATTTAAATTACGAAGGCACTCGCAAGATGGCAGAAAACATTTATGCGAAATATGCAAAGGATAGGTTTGTAATTGTATGTGGTGATAGTGCTGGAAATAATAAAAGAGATGTTGCAGCCGATAAAACCAATTATGAAATATTCAAAGAAGTTCTAGGCGAGCATTGTACTAAGAAAGTTACTAACCCACCGGTGCTACAAAGAATCATCGCAGCAAACTCAAACTTCTATCACAAAAGGCTAGTAATAGATCCCTCTTGTAAAAACTTAATAAAAGATTTAGAATTGTTAGCATGGAAGGAAGACGGCAAGGACATTGAAAAGACAATCGACTTGTCACATGCCAGTGATGCATTTTCATATAGCACATGGTTTTTCCTTCCCATTAAACCAGAAAGAAGACAAAGCACTAGTATACAATTGTAAGGATGCAATTATGATAGACACGGAAGAGATTGTTAAGAAAATTAAAAACAATGAAGCCAATTATGTAGTCAATAAAAACTTATTCGACATACTAGAAGGGCAGTTACTAGATAAGATAGATATGGCGTTGAAAGATTCCTATATCTCTAACCGAGCTTATAATATAGCCAGAAAACAAATTGCTCCGATTAATATTATAAATCAAATGGTAAGTAAGTTATCAAAGATTTATTCAACCCCTGTTACTAGAACCGCAGAAAATCCAACAGACCAAGAGTTGATGGATTATTATGTTAATGAAATGCAGTTTGACTCTATGATGGCAGAGGCAAATAGATTTTACAATGGAATGAAAAGCTCCGCAGTAGAACCATACCTAGATGAATCTAAACCACGTTTGAGAGTATTACCACCACATCAATTTCTTCCAATATCAACTGACATAGTTAGTCCTACTAAGATGAATGAGTTTGTAAAGTATATGGGCGACGATGTTTTCTTTGTTTATTCTGAGGATGAATTTAAAGCAATTGATAAAGAAGGAAAAGAACTTCCGCAATATATGATAGAGAATGAAGGGGAGAATCCCTTCGGTATTCTTACACAGGTGTATATTAATAAATCAAAACATATGTTGATACCTCATGCAGATAAAGATTTGTTACAGATTGGATTGATAGTTAACATTAAACTCGCAAACTTAATGTATGCAATTCAGTATCAAACCAACTCTATCATATATGGAATTGATCTAGATATAAGTAAACTAGAACTAAACCCAGATAACTTCTGGAGCTTATACACAACTGACGATGGGAAAAAACCAGAAATTGGGATGATAAAACCAGAAGTAAATATTGTCGAAGTGTTAAGTATGCTAGGGCAAGTGACCGAGCAATTTTTAAATAGTCGCAACCTTCGAAGTAACGCTACCAGCGACGTTTCAAGCAGCGGTGTTGCTCTACAAATTAAGAACATCGACACCACTGACGATAGAAAAGAACAGATAGTATATTTCTCAAGTGTTGAAGATAGACTATGGCAAACAATTAAAGTAATGCACAACTATTGGGCCGATGCTGGTTTAGTAGAGGAGAGAAGAAAATTCTCAGAAGATTTCAAACCGTCTATAACTTTCGCTAGCCCAAAACCAATTGAATCACAAAGCGAAATCGTGGCAAGAAATAAAGAATTAATTGACATGGGACTTATTACAAAGTCTTTAGCAATGAATGAAATATATCCAAACAAGTCTCAAGAAGAGATCGATCAACTATTAAAAGAAATAGAAGATAGTAATATAATCAAGGTGGAAAATATTGCCAGCGAAACACCAGAAATTCAAAATATCGATAGATCCGAAATATAGTGATGAAGCTAAGGAGTCGATTGCTCAAGATGTAATTGACTTTATAGTCAAGAGAACTAAGCAACGCAAAGATAAGTTTGGCGAACCCATGGCAGGGTATTCCAAAGCTTATGCGAAATCCGTAACGGGACAAGCGGCAGGCAAGAAAACGGGACAAGCTGCAAACTTAAACCTAAGTGGTGATATGTTATTTGCGCTTGGAGAATACAAGAAAATCGGCAAAAGTTACATCGAGTTGGGATATGAAAAAGGTTCGGAAGAGAATGGTAAAGCCGATGGGAATATTCGTGGAACCTATGGAAGCGATACACCTAATCCATCTAAGGCAAGGGATTTTTTGGGCATTAACGACAAAGAGTTACAAACAATCTTATCAAACTATCCAATCGAAGACGAAGAGAAAATTGAAGAGAGCATTTCTATTAACAAATTCGCTGAGGCAAAGGCAAAAGAAATAGCAGAAAAAACTTCAAAGAAGTTAGAAAAAAACATAGCAGCATTGGTTGAGAAATACGGGTATGGCGATGGGAAGAAATGATGACTATATAAAAAGGCTTAAGAAGAGACTTTTAAGACTACAAACAGGGTCAGAATACGAACCAATACCAGAAGAAATAGCTACCATGATTCGGGTTCGGGTTAGACAAGGTTATGGGGTATCGAAATCAAAGGAAACCAAGGAAAAGTTTAAGGATTTGGAAACGTCAACAATTAACGCAAGGAAAAGGAAAAAGAAAAAAGGGTTGTTACTTTCAGGAGAAAGCCCAAGCAAAAGCAATTTAACTGAAACTGGAGAAATGACCGACTCAATTACCGGACAATCAAAGTCAACTTCTATTGAAATATACTTAGATGGAACTCGAAACAAAAAACTCGCATCATACCATGAAGTTAAATCCAGACCATTCTTCCATCTAACGGGGCTAGAATATAATAAAGTAATTAGATTAATCAGAGCAAGAATTAAAGAAATCATAAGAGAAATTTAGTCTTGCTTATAAACAATAAATAGGAGTAAAATAATGATTGATGAAACAAGTGTTAGTGACACGACCGAGCCCGTTCGAGACGCATCGGAAACAAAACCAAGTGATACCATTGCATACGAGACGCATAAAAAACTTTTGAACCAGCGTAAAGCAGATCAAGAGAAGTTGCGTGCAGTAGAAACCCAGTTGAATGAACTTCTTACTGCTAAAAAGCAAACAGAAGAACTAAAACTGAAGGAGCAAGGCAAGTATCAAGAATTGGTAACTGAAAGAGAGAAAGAAATCGAAGCACTAAGACAAGAGAACTTAAGTTATAAAAGTTCCTTCGATAAGGCGATAAAACTTTCTGCTTTCAGAGATCAACTTGGTGGAACAGTAGACAATTCTGCTTACTACGATTTCGTTAACGTAGATAAGATTATTGTCGATCCAGATACAGGAGTTCCAGACATGTCTAGTGTTGCGGAAGTCGTAAATGAATTTAAACAAAAGCACTCCAAACTTTACACCCCGAAAGTTTCTAGAGCTTTACCAAACGACGCACCTAAAGACAACTACACTTATGGAACTCCGAAAAACAAAAATGATTATGCTAACGCTTTGAGAGATGAGCTTTCAAAGCAATTTAAGTAAACAGGAGTTTAAAAATGGTAGACGCATTATTTGGTAGTACAGAAACTACCGCTGTATCAAATGCAAGAATTGCATCTTTGGTACAATCATATTTAGTTCAAGAAGCAAAATTGCTTCCATTAGTAACAGACTATTCTTCATTAGTAGGGCCAGGAGCGAAATCAATTGCACTTCCAAGAAGTGGCGGTTTTACTGTTCAAGATAAAACAGAAAATACCGCTGTAAGTTCACAAATCGTAACTTACGCAGCCGATGCAATTAACCTTACTACTCATAAAGTAGTACAGTTTTTAGCAGAGAAATTTGCTACAAGACAATCAGCTCCAAACGTTCTTTCTGATATGTTGATGAAAGCTGGTAAAGACATGGCATATGCAGTTGACCAATTGATTGCAGCCGCTATTCTTGCTGGCCCATCTACTTCTAATCCAGATCATATTATTGATTTCAATGATGGAACGAATAACGACGTTGAGCTAGCTGACTTCCTAAATATCAGATCATTACTACTTGCTCAGAATATTGATGTTTCTGAATGTTATGTTGGTCTTAACCCAGCTAAAGAAAAAGACGTTCTAGGAATTTCTAACTTTATCGAAGCCGCTAAATGGGGTAACAGTATGCCAATCCAAAATGGTGTTATTGGTCAAGTTTACGGTCTTAAAGTTATTATTTCTAACGTGTTTGAAACTGATTCAATAGTTGCATGGCATCCATCGGCTGTTGGTTTTGCTTTTGGACAATCTTTAGTAATTGACGAACAAAAAGACCTAGCTAACCTAGCTACTCGTTACTCTTTGGATTTTATCTGCGGTGTAACTGGTGGTCTAGATTCTGGTAAACGACAAGTACTTGTTGAGCCAGTTTAGTTTTATCGACTATAATTAAATGAGGGGGCTTAGGCCCTCTCTTTTTAAAAAGGAAGTATAATGGGATTTCAAATTGGACAAAAACTCATTAAGAAATATGAGTATGATTTTGCTGTTGACGGTGGAGCTTCTACTGCAGTTATCAACTTAAGAGAAGAAGGCGAGAATTTAGTAAACGGTTGCCATATTACAAAAATGTATGTTGTTACTGAAACCGCTTTCACAAGCGCAATAAGCGACACAACTATTACTATCGGTAATACAACTGATGCTGATGGATATTTCGCTGATTGTTTTACTGCTTTATCTAGCACAACTACTGGAACTTTTTCTAGTGGAGAAATTGCCGGAGCTTTATTATGGGATGATAGTAACGACCACGACATTCTATATAGCCCAAAGGTAGCTAATGATTTAACCGTGGCAATGACCATTGGTAACTACTCTTTGACCGCTGGAAAATTAGAATTATATGTAGAGTTTTTTAGAGCTTAATTTCTTTTAACTTGTGGGTGACTATGGAAAAACCTGTGATGATTCCACATTTTGTAATAGCTCCAAATAAACAAGAACTGATGCGCTTGATGCTAAAGATAAACCTTGAGTCAAGCGCATTTCATAAATTCTTTGATATTCAAAAAGATGGGAATAGTTGGGTGGCTTGGTATTATAAGGAAGTTAAGATATGAGTAAAACGTTAACTGACTTAGAGAAAGATAAATTCACTACCACAATTGAAGATGATACCGCAGTAAGAGTCGTTGTGTATAATTCAAGTAAAGTTGTTATTGATAACAGTACTATGGCACCCCTTAATGCAAATGCTATCTTCAATGGAACATCATTTAATACTTTAGATTATTCGATGCTATTCGTAACTGTTTATAGTGATGTTGGCAGTGCTATTGATGGGCTTTGTGTTGAAACAAGTAGTGATAATATTGTCTGGAGAGACGGCGATTGTTTTACAATACTTGGTGGATTCGAGAAAACATTTTCGTTTCAACCGAACAAACAATATATGCGAGTTAAATATACTAATGGTGGAATCGCACAATCTGCTTTTGATCTTCATACTATTGCCAAGAAAACAAACTCAAAGCCTTCTAACCATAGGATACAAGATTCGATTGTAACGGAAGATGATGCCGAGCTTGTAAAGGCTGTATTGACTGGAGAGAATACAAATTTTCCTGGCCAGTTTTTAAATATTAAAACAACCGCTGGTGGTAATCTTAGGGTTACCGTAGATCAAGTTGACACTACTACAAATTCATTAAAGGTCATCAACTATTCACATGCAGAATTACATGGCGGGGACCACTTTGCGGTTAAAAAAACAGAAGCACTTGCTCGGAATACAAGAAAAGATATCTTGATTGTTACACCAAATACGACAAGATGGGCACATATGATAAAGGGAATTGAATCAACAGAATCTTTAATTACAGTTTCCTTTTATGAAAATACTGTGACAAGCGCAGATGGCACATTAGATGGCGGCTATAATAGGAATCGAAATTCTGCTACTGCACATACTACGGTTGTTTACGAAGGGCCTACCGTAACATCTGTTGGGACATTATTATATTCAATGGCGGTAGGAGTTGGTAGAGGCGTGGGTGGTAGTACTAGGGACGATGAAGAGATTTTATTAAAGCAGAATACTAAATATTTACTAAGAATAACAGAAGCAAATATAGCAAATACAATAATAAATTGGTCATTAGATTGGTATGAGCATGTCAGTCTATAATGGTTAAGGGGTAATGAATGAAAAGATTTATTTTTTCAGACAATGGAACGTTACTTGATAAGACGATAGAGCTAGAAGACTATCATACTGGTGTAGCGACTATCGT